CTCGATTTTTTCGAATTGCGAGAGAGTAAGGCCGATATGGTCGGAGATAACTACATTTACACATACTATCAGCAGATTAAAGACGGAACCGCGAGAGTTGGCAAGTGGGTTCGTCTGATCTATGAGTATTTGGTCACTGGCCTACAGGAAAAGACCTTTACCTTTGACGCTAAGAAGGCACAGGCCGCGATTGATTGGATTGAAACGCACTGTTTCCACACTGAAGGGGTACTTGCACCGAATCCGTTAAAGCTGGAGGTCTGGCAAAAGGCTTTAGTGTCTGCAATCTTCGGAATCATCGACAAGAGCGGCAACCGGCAATTCCGAGAAGTGTTACTTCTGGTTGCCAGAAAGAACGGCAAGAGTGCATTCGCGGCGGCAATCGCGAAATACATCTTTTATGTTGATGGTGGATACGGCACAAGGGTTTATTGCCTTGCTCCAAAGCTGGAACAGGCCGACATAATCTATAACGGTATTTGGGCAATGATCCAACTGGATCCAGAATGGCAAACACTGAAAGAAGCGATACAGGCATCTAAGGACGAACACAACAAAAAGACCTTAGACGATTCTATGCTTGCACGGCATCGGCAATCGGATCTATGCATCCCTGGTACTAACTCGACCGTTAAAAAGATTGCTTTCAGCGCAAAGAAATCGGATGGTTTTAACCCATCGTTGACCATCTGCGATGAGATAGCATCATGGGAAGGTGACAGAGGTTTAAAACAGTACGAAGTCATGAAGTCCGGTATGGGTGCGAGGCCTGAAGGGTTGATGCTATCATGCACGACATCCGGCTACATAAACGATTCTATCTATGACGAGTTGGTCAAGCGATCGACTCGTTTTTTGTTGGGTGAATCGAAAGAAAAAAGACTTCTGCCGTTGTTGTACATGATCGATGACATTGAAAAGTGGAACGACATCAACGAACTAAGAAAGTCGAATCCTAACTTAGGCGTTTCTGTTTCGGTCGATTACCTGATTGAAGAAATTGCAATCGCTGAAGGGTCACTGAGTAAAAAAGCCGAATTCATGACCAAGTACGCGAACATTAAGCAGAACAGTTCGCTTGCATGGCTGTCAACAAAGGATGTTGATAAGGCTTTCGGTGATGACTTCACTTTTGATGATTTTAGAAATTCGTATTGTGTGGGCGGTATCGACCTGTCACAGACGACCGACCTGACAGCCTGTTGTGCAGTGATCAAGAAGAACGGAATCAACTACGTGTTTTGTCATTTCTTTCTTCCGGCTGAGAAGGTTGATGAGGCCACACAGAGAGATGGTCTGCCATACCGGATTTACATACAACAGGGTCTTGTGTCCGAGTCGGGTGATAACTTCGTGGACTATCACGATTGTTATCGATGGTTTACCGATCTGGTTGAACAATACCAGATTTACCCGCTTCAGATCGGATACGACCGTTATTCCGCACAGTACTTAGTGCAGGACATGAAACAATACGGATTCCACATGGATGATGTGTATCAGGGCGAAAACCTGACACCTGTCATTCAGGAATTTGAAGGAACCATAAAAGACGGAAAGCTGAAGATCGGACAGAACAATCTTTTGAAAGCACATTTGTTAGATTCGGCGGTTAAGGTCAACGCCGAAACGAGCAGACGGAAACTGATAAAGCTGTCACCTAATGCACACATAGACGGCACAGCTGCCTTACTTGATGCTTTTTGCGTAGCGCAGAAATGGCATTCGGAAATAGGCGACCAGCTGAAGAACGAGGAAAGCTAATGGGACTTTTTGATTTATTCCTTAAGAACCGACCGAAACCGGTAGGGAAATACGAAGGCGACTTTAAGTTGCTGAACGGATACACACCGCACTTCACATCTTACGGTGGGAGCGTGTACGAATCCGAACTGATCCGGTCGGCGATCGGCGCGAGAGCGACACACATTTCAAAGCTACGTGTTGAAATAATCGGCGCGGCGCGTCCGGCTCTCCAGAATAAGCTGAAACACGCGCCTAACCAGTTTCAAACGTGGGGACAGTTCCTGTATCGCCTGTCTACTATTCTGGATGTTCACAACACCGCTTTTATTGTGCCGGTGTATGACGAATATGGTGAACCTTCCGGTATCTTCGCACCGGTTCCTGACAGGTGTAAGGTCGTCCAGTATAGTGGTGTGCCGTATCTGCGATACAAGTTTGCATGGAATGAGACAGCCGCGATTGAATTTGAGTATTGCGGAATCTTGACCAAGTACCAGTACAAGTCTGATTTCTTCGGGGAAAACAATCACGCATTGATTCCCACGATGGATCTGATACACATCCAGAATCAGGGCATCGAGGAAGGTGTAAAGAGCGCGGCGACTTATCGCTTCATGGCGCGGGTGAATAACTTCACCAAGACAGAAGACCTTGCCAAAGAACGCGAACGGTTTACAGCTGAGAACTTTGGGAAAGATGCGAAGGCCTCCGGCGTGTTGCTGTTCCCGAACACATACGCTGATATCAGACAGGTCGATGTAAAACCATGGGTCATTGATGACAAGCAGATGGAACTGATCCGGTCGAGCGTGTTCGAGTACTTCGGGGTCAACGAAGATGTGCTGACTAATCGTGCATACGGTGATGCATGGACAGCATTTTATGAAGGTGCGATTGAACCTTTTGCTATCCAGTTCTCAGAGGTAATGACCAAAATGCTGTTTACCCTTCGGGAACAGACTCAAGGGAACAGGGTACAGGCAACGGCGAACCGGCTTCAGTATCTGTCCAACTCAGAAAAGCTGAATGTGTCGAGCCAGATGTTAGACAGAGGCATCATGTCGATCAATGATGTCCGCGAGATCTGGAACCTTCCGGCTGTGGATGGCGGGGATGTCCGCATCATTCGCGGCGAATATTGGAACGCAGACGAAAAGGTTGATAACGTGGAGGGGAACGAATGAAACCTGAAAGAGAATATAGGAGTATGGAACTACGATTAGTTCCGAATCCGGCAAACACGGAAGAAAAAAGCTATTACGTTGAAGGATATGCGTCTACATATGAGCCGTATGTCCTTTTTTCTATGGATGGAATCGATTATTCCGAACGGATTGACCCAACAGCATTTGACGAAGCTGATCTATCAGATGTTGTATTTCGTGTTGATCATATAGGTCGTGTGTATGCCAGAAGCACAGCCGGAACCGTAGAACTCTGGCACGATGAGCACGGACTTGGTCAGCGCACATATTTAGGTAAAACGCAGAAGGCTAGAGAATTGTTTGACGATATTGAAGCTGGCAATTATCCCAAAATGTCTTTTGCTTTTACGGTTGCCGAAGGCGGTGACGAATACGACAAGGCAACACATACAAGGACGATTCACAGGATTGCGAAGGTGTTTGACGTCTCGCCTGTTAGCTTTCCGGCGAATCCTGGTACTGAATTGAGCGTTTCTACTCGCGACTACTTCAACGGAGTGATTGAAGCAGAAAAAGCGGAGCGACTTGAGCGAGAAAGACGCGAAAGACAGAAGCAGATAATCAAGATTATTTTGGAGGTTTAAACATGGAATTCGATTTCAAGGATAAGACAATCGAAGATCTGGAAACCAGAAAGGCCGAGATCGTGTCCGAACTGGACAACGAAGGGGCAGACCTTGACGCACTTGAGAATGAAGCGCGTGCAATCAAGGAAGAGATCGAAAAGAGAAAAGACGCAGAGCAGAAGAAAACGGAAATCCGCGAGGCTGTTGCGTCGGGCGTAGGTGAGGTCGTACAGACCTTTTCAAAGGAGGAAAAAGTAATGCCGACAATCGAGGAGATCAGAAGTTCTGCCGAGTATGCAGAAGCATTCAAAAACTACATCATCAAGGGCGACGACAGCGAGTGCCGCGCACTGCTGACGACCAATGTTCAGAATGGAGTCGTTCCTGTTCCGGTGATCGTAGAAGAAACCGTGAAGACCGCATGGGAAAAGAACGACTTCCTGTCCCGCGTAAGCAAGACCGCGATTCGTGGCAATCTCAAGTCATTCTTTGAACTGTCTGCTGACCCGGCATATGTACACACTGAAGGAACTTCCGCACCAACAGAAGAAGCACTTACACTTGGTGTAATCACCATGGTTCCGGCAACCGTCAAGAAATGGATCACCATTTCCGATGAGGCGGTCGCTATGGGTGGCGAAGCATTCCTTCGTTATGTCTATGATGAAATCACTTATCAGATCATGAAAAAGCTGGTTGCTCTTTGTGTTGCCGATGTGACCGGCGCGGGAACGACTAACAGTTCAACTGCGATCGGTGTTCCGAAGGTCAACGAAGACCCGTCTGTCACTGCGATTCCGAATGCGGCGGCAAACCTTTCTGAAGATGCTGAGAACCTGTGTGTTGTTATGAACCGTCTGACCGAGGTCGAGTTTATCAAGGCATACGCCGCCGGTAGTTTCGCAGTTGACCCGTTCGCCGGTCTGACAAAGGTTTACACTTCCGCACTTCCGGCATTCAGTACCGCAAGCGCAAACGCGGTTTATGCGATCGTCGGCGACCTGTCCGCAATACAGGTTAACTACCCTGAGGGTGAAGGTGTTGCAATCAAATATGACGACCTGTCACAGGCAGAAAAGGATATGGTCAAGATCGTCGGCAGACAGTACGCGGCTCATGCGATCACCAAGCCGGGACGACTTGTTAACCTGACCAAGGAACAGGCGACGACCTGATGAAGGTGCAACTGATCAAAGACGCGAGAATACATCATAAAGCGGGGGAAATCGTCGAGGTTTCCCCAGCAGAGTATAAGTTTCTCAAGTCTGTGAACGCGGCGAAACCCGTTCAGGTTGAGACACCAAAGAAGGGACGTTCGAAAAAATGAAATTGCTTATAGGCATTCCATCAACTGATTTTCTTCATGTTGAATTTGTAAAATCACTAACAAGACTTATCTTACGATTAAAAGAAGATAAGATTGATTTTACGGTTCATTTTGAATCAGGAACGCTTGTATATGTCGCCCGCGACACTATTGCGAGTAAAGCGATCAATGAGGGATATACACACGTGCTATGGTTAGATAGCGATATGGTTTTCACTGACGACCTTCTTGATGCGCTGATGTTCTGCGGAAAACCGTTTGTTTGCGGAATATACCACAGCAGACGCAAAGGGTATCATTCCGCACTTTTCAAGAATATCGAAAGCGGTCATATTGAGCGGTTTGAAGAATATCCTAATGAACCGTTTGAAGTCGCCGGGTGCGGTTTTGCGGGTGTCTTGATTGAAACGGAAGTATTAAAACAGGTGATGTTGAAAAATGGAACTTGTTTTCTTCCGATGAAAAGACACGGCGAAGATTTAGCATTTTGCAAACGTGCGGTAGAACTAGGTTACAAGATATACGCAGAACCAACTGCGGTGATGGGTCACGTTGGACATATAACGATTTACCCGGAAGATCATGAGAAATGGAAAGCCGAAATGGGCAAGAAAGGCTAAAAGATGCTTGAGAAAGTGAAGCTTGCGCTGAGAATAACGACTAATGCGTTCGACAGTGAGTTAACCGATCTGATCAACGCCGCCTATCTTGACTTGGGTATCGCGGGTGTTATCAACACCGAAAATGAAACGCCGTTGATTATCAGGGCGGTTATCACTTATTGCCGGTGCAATTTCGGACAGCCGGACGAATACGACCGTCTTAAAGCATCATACGATGAGCAGAAGGCACAGCTGTCAATGGCAACTGGTTATACGGATTGGGGGGATATCGTTGGATAGATCTAAAGTTATTCAGCTTATCTCCCAGACATCAATTCAGGACGAAAACGGTGTATGGCGAAAGATTGAAACCGCCCGCACCGTTTTCTGTTCGGTGAATTCTGTAACCAGAAACGAGTTCTTTGAAGGTGGTAGAAACGGCCTGAATCCGGAGTACCAAATAACTATGTTTTCGTATGACTACAACGGCGAAAGCATAGTCAAGTATGAAGGCCAACGGTATGGCGTGTATCGCACCTATAACGGACGCGATGACACTATAGAACTGTACGTTGAGCGCAAAGGCGGCACGAACGGAAACGCAAAGGGGTGGGTTTAATGGTCATTAACTCATCAAAGTTTGATTTTCGTGAAGTCGTGCAGAAATACCTTGAAGAACAAAGATATGAAGTCATTGAAGCGATGTCTGAAGCGATCGATGAAGTTGCCAAAGAGTCGGTCAAGAAACTAAAAGCGGAATCACCGCGAGGAGCGACAGGCACGTACTACAAAGGGTGGGCATACAAAATAGAAAAAGGACGCTTGTCACATGGCTCAGTTGTCTATGGTAAGAACGGAACCTATCAGCTTGCACACCTTCTGGAATATGGTCACGCAAAGCGCGGCGGCGGTCGAACAAACCCATATGAACACATCCGACCTGTTGAAGAATGGGCAATCGATGAGGTTATTGACCGCACAATCACGAAGGTAGAAAGGCAGACGCGATGACCTTACAGGATGTTAAAAGCATGATTGAGAGTATCGGCATACCGTTCGCCTACTACCAGTTCCCAGAAGATACGGAACAGAAAACACCGTTTATCTGTTTCTGGTATCCGGCAAACGATGACCTGATCGCCGACAACATCAACTATCAGAAAATCAATCAACTGGTCGTTGAACTGTACACGGACGAACCTGATTTCGACCTTGAAAAAACGGTTGAAACCGTCCTGAACAATCACGATCTGGCATATGTAAAAAACGCCGCATTTATCGATGACGAACGGATGTGGCAGATTTCTTACACAACGGAGGTAGTCATTAATGGCTAACAAAATTAAATACGGATTAAAAAACGTATACTACGCGATCGCTACGATCGCGGCAGATGGATCGGCGACATATGAAACGCCGGTCGCAATTCCCGGAGCGGTCACCCTGTCCATGGAACCGCAGGGCGAGAATACGCCGTTCTATGCGGACAACATCGTTTATTACATGGCAACCGCTAATTCCGGTTATGAAGGTGATCTTGAAATGGCACTGTTCCCGGATCACTTCCGCAAGGCTGTTTTCGGAGAGATTCAGGATACAAAGGGTGTACTTCTGGAGGATGCAAACGCCGCGCCGGTACACTTCGCCCTTCTGTTCCAGTTTGAAGGTGATGTGAATGCGACCAAGCACGTTCTTTATAACTGCACGGCGACCAGAAACACGGTCGGCTCCACCACAAAGACCGACACGATCGAGCCTCAGACGGAAAGCGCAACGGTAACAGCCACATCGATTTACGTGTCCGCACTGGACAAGGATCTTATCAAGGCCAGTACCGGCGATACCACGGACACAACCACATATAACGGTTGGAATACGGCGGTATACGTTCCGACAACTGTCACGACGTAAGCGGGGGTAAATGTGTATGTATGGGATGGTGAAAATTGGTGATAAAGAGGTCGGGTTTCTTGCGAATGCCGCGACCTCTTTTCGTTTCAAGAATTTGTTTCGCAGTGACCTTCTCTCAATAATCTCACAGGGAGACAACGCATCTGTCGAGGACTATGAACGTCTTGCTTATGTGATGGCAAAACAGGCCGAAAAAGCAGACATGAACAGCCTGACAGATGAGGACTTTTACACATGGTTGGAGGCTTTCGATTTCACCGACCTCATGAATGCAATTCCTGAAATAGTCGGCATCTATATGCAGAATAAGCATACAACTTCCGACCCAAAATAAAAGCCCGCCCAACAGACCGCCCATACAATACACCTCTATTCATTTTACGGTGCATTCAGATAGGACTTAAGCTGTCAGATCTGGATGCACTGGATGAAGGTTTTGTTGTGGACATGATGACCGAGGCGGGCAACGACTCATACAAAGATTACAGGCAACTGGCAACACAAGAAGATTTCGAGAGGTTCGCACATGGCGGCTAATAGGATAAAGGGCATTACCATAGAAATCGATGGTAATACCACTAAACTACAGGATTCGCTGAAGGATGTAGATAAACAGCTACGCACCACACAGACGAACCTTAAAGATATAAACAAGCTTTTAAAGCTTGACCCTAAAAACACCGAATTAATCGCCCAGAAGCAGAAGACGCTGACAGAGGCTATAGAACTAACAAAAAAGCGTCTAAATGAACTGAAGACGGCTCAGACTGATGCTTTATCACCTGAACAGTATGACGCGCTACAAAGGGAAATAATCGAGACAGAAGGCAACCTGAAAAGCCTTCAGACCGAGTACGACAATCTAAATACATCATCTGACAATGCACTGAAAAGTGCGGGTGAATCTATTCAGAATGCGGGCGAAAAGGTCACGGCAGCAGGACAGAAGATTTCAAACGCCGGTGAGTCGATAGGCAAAGCGGGCAAGACTATCACGCCTGTCAGCGCGGCTGTAACCGGAATCGGTGTAGCGGCTATCAATTCTGCAAAAGAACTTGACGAAGGCTATGACGCGATCATCACCAAGACCGGAGCGACCGGCAAAGCGGCTGAAGACCTTCAGAAGCAGATGGATAATGTTTTTACATCCATCCCTACGACAGCCGCCAATGCGGGCATAGCAATCGGCGATGTTAACACAAGGTTCGGCCTGACAGGTCAGAAGCTGGGCGAAGTCTCCGAGACATTCATAAAATTTGCGGAAATCAATAACACCGATCTGTCTTCTGCTATCGACAATGTTGATGGCATTATGGAAAAGTTCGGACTTGATGCCAGTGATGTAGACGGCGTTCTTGGTGTGATGACCGCAACAGGACAGAAGACCGGCGTATCAATGGAGACACTGGAATCTTCTCTGTCTAAGAACGGCGGCACACTGAAAGAAATGGGTCTGTCGCTTGGTGAGTCTGTAACCCTTCTTGGAAACATGGAGGCAAGCGGTGTAGACACATCGACAGCGATGACCGCACTGTCGAAAGCGAACCAAGCGGCGGTAAAAGAGGGAAAGAGCCTCGATACCATTTTAAAGGATGGTATCTCATCAATCAAAAACGCCAAAACCGAGACAGATGCGCTGTCTATCGCGACCGATCTGTTCGGCAAGAAGGGCGCGACCGAGATGACACAGGCCATCCGCGAAGGCCGTTTTTCGATCGATGACCTTAACACTTCAATCGGTGACTATTCAACAACTGTTCAGGATACATACGAAGAAACACTTGACCCATGGGATAAAATGACTATCTCCATGAATCAGCTGAAAACGGCGGGCGCGGAACTGGCAACCACACTGTTTGATACGCTGAAACCGGTCATAGACCAAGTCGTTGAAGCGGTCAAAGGTTTCACTACGTGGTTTAACAGCCTGAGTGAAGGCCAGAAACAGCTTATTGTGAAGATAGGCCTTATTGTTGCGGCGGCGGCACCTCTGTTGATCATGCTTGGAAGTGTCATATCGTCTATAGGAAACATCATTTCCGTAGGCGGTACGTTGATAACCGGATTCGGAAAAATCACATCCGCTATATCAGCCGGCGGCGGTCTGATCTCGACCATCACGACATTAGGCACAGCGATAGCACCGTTCCTGATCGGAGGGGCAATCATCGCCGGAGTCATTGCGGCAATCGTCCTGATCGTGAAGAATTGGGACAGCATTAAGAAAGGCTTATCGGATCTGTGGAATGGAATAAAAACCTTTGCCGGGAACGTAGTAAATGGCGTGAAGAATCTGGGTGGAAAAATCGCCGAAGGTGTCGGAAACATAAAGACCGCAATCGGCAACAAGATGACCGAAATAAAAACCACGTTTGGCAATATCTGGGGGAACATCAAAACTCAGTTTTCACAGACTTGGCAAAGTATTACTGGTAACATTCAGCAGAACATTCAAAAGATGATTGAAGGGTTCAACGGTTTCAAAACGAAAGTATCAACCGTGTTTGGCAACATCTTGACGGCAATAACATCACCATTCCAGAAAGCATGGACAGCAATTACGGGGTTTGTCGAGAAGATCAAAAACGCATTCAATTTCAAAATCGAACTGCCAAAGATAAAACTTCCACATATCAGTGTTGATTGGGTAAAGGTTGGCGATTTTTTCAAAATCCCGAAGCTATCAATCCAGTGGTACAAAAAAGCCTATGGAAACCCGATGTTGTTCAATAACCCGACCGTTCTACAGACACCGTATGGCATGAAGGGTTTCGGCGATGGCAACGGAGGCGAAATCGTCTATGGTCGCAACAACCTGATGCGTGACATTCGGGCGGCAGTTGGTGATACAGGCGATATCACGATCAATATCTATGGTGCTGAAGGTCAGAACGTGAACCAACTTGCGGACGCTGTCTCACGCAGATTAACGGCGATCCAGAAACAGAGGGCGGCGGCGTATGTCTAGGAATTACATCTTTTTTGATAATAAAGACCTTCGTGATTTTGGCCTGTATGTTTCAGGTAGCAACGTATTCAATGCACCTGAGAGAGCATACAACGAGATCACGATACCTGGTCGGAACGGCACGTTGTTAGGGTCAGAGAGACGACTTGAAAATATACCTATGGTATACCCGGCGTTCATTTATAGAAATTTCAATGTCAATGTGGCGGGTCTGCGGTCGTTCCTTTTGTCCCGGATCGGATACAAAAGGCTGATGGACAGCTACCATCCGGATGAATTCAGGCTTGGATACTATGCGAGCGGACTTGACGCAGAGATGACATCAAAACTTGATGCGGGAAAGTTTGACCTCACGTTTAACTGCAAACCGCAACGGTTTCTTGTGAGCGGCGAAACACCTATCACGTTTACAGAGTCAGGGACGATAAACAACCCGACCCTGTTCAATGCACAGCCGCTTATAAGGGTGTACGGCACTGGTTCTATTACCGTTAACGGCGTGACCGTCACCATATCAGAGGCAGACGGATACACTGACATCGATTGCGAGATTATGGAGGCATACAAGGGAACAGTGTTAAAGAACTATGCAATTTCCCTTGATTCAACTGATTTTCCCGTCCTGTCTGCCGGTAGCAATGCAATCACGTTGAACGGTGTTACTGCAATCATCACACCGAGGTGGTGGACTTTATGATACCTATTTTATTCGATCATTCAGAAACCGCATTCACATCAAACGGTATATGTCGATTAGTTGATTGTATTCGGTGCGAGGTCACAGAAGAAAGAAACGGTATTTATGAATGTGAGTTTGAATACCCCGTAACCGGGCGGCATTACAACGACATTCTGATTGATAGGATCATTTACGCCACGCACGATGATTCGAAAGAACCGCAACCGTTCGACATATATAAGAGATCCGCACCTATCAACGGCATAGTCACATTCAATGCGCACCATATTTCGTACCGTTTAGGGAATATCCTGCTTAACCCTTTCACAGCTACTTCATGCGTCACGGCACTAGCACAGTTTAACAACTTCTCAATGGTGGAAAACCCGTTCACGTTCCATACGGATAAGGATGTGGTGGCGGAATTTTCCATCACCATACCCGTGAGTATCAAGAAAATGCTAGGCGGTACAGAGGGGTCTATCCTTGATGTATACGGTACGGGTGAGTATGAGTTTAATAAATTCCGGGTGGACTTTTGGCGGCACAGAGGAAACGACAACGGTGTTGTGATCAGATACGCCGATTCATTGAGCGACCTGAAACACGAACTTGATTATTCAACCTCATACAACACGGTCGTGCCTTACTGGGCAAACATGGACAAAACTGAAATCGTCACATTGCCCGAAAAGTATGTTTTTAGCAATAGTGCGCCGACAATCTCGAATAACTGGACGGAAGACGGTACACCGATCACAGACGATTCCGGGAACATCATAGAATTCATGACGACAGACGGAAAAGCTGTTCCGCTTGATCTGTCTGAAGTATGGGAAGAACCGCCGACAGAAGAACAGCTTAGATCTAAAGGCCTTGAATACCTGAATAACTCACGGGCATGGCTGCCTACAGAAAACCTGAAGGTTGACTTTATCGCACTGTGGCAGACCGATGAATATGCGAACGTAGCACCATTGCAGACGGTCAATCTGTGTGACACTGTGACGGTGCGTTATCCAGAACTTGGAGTCGATACAACGGTCAAAGTGATCAAGACCGTATACAACACCTTACTCGACAGATACAGTGAGATCGAGTTGGGTGATCCTGTGTCATCGTTCGCCGAAACAGTGACCGCACAGGCATCGGCAGAGGTGAAAGAATCACCTTCGTTCCTGTCATCGATTGCCGGTGAAGTCATGCGAGCAACCAACAAAATCACAGGCATGAACGGCGGGTATGTCGTCATTGATTCAGATTCGGCTGGGCATCCGTATCAGATTCTTATCATGGACACACCCGATAAAGAATCTGCGGTAAATGTCATGCGGATCAATAACGCCGGTATCGGTTTTTCGACCAACGGTTACAACGGGCCTTTTGTGTCGGCATGGACTATAGACGGTCGTTTCGTTGCTGACTTCATCACAACAGGATCGCTGGACGCTAATTTGATCCGAACAGGCATCATTCAGGGGCAAACCGGCGGCAATTATTGGAATCTGGATTCAGGCGAATTCTACACAAATACTAATGACCGTGGCGTAAACATAAAAGACGGTCGAATATTCTTCTACGATCCGAGTGATGCTGATTTTAATGGTTATATATCAACGGGTCAGATGGAAGTGACAGACGAACTGGACGATCAAAACGCCGACCCTGTCACGAGAATCGGTATGTTTTCAACTTCCGAATGGTTAGAGTTCGGTTCAGTTGACGCAATGGGCAGAATTTATAGAGGTTTCAGCGTTCATACCACTGCGTCAGGGTTGCGGGATATGCCAACGGGTGAAATCCACGTTGCTCGAATTTATGCGGTATATCATTTCGGGTCAGGTGTCAACGTATATGACAAATCAGAACCGAACTATGGCGAAGTTGTATGCAGAACCGTTACTCAAATGTCAGATGAACGGTTAAAGGATGTCCTTGAGTGGGATGACCGATATCTGAACGCACTGGACGACATCGAACCTGTTCTGTATAGGTGGGTAAGTGATGACAGCGGAGTCTATGCCGGTTTCATTGCCCAGAAGGTAAAACAGGCATTGGAGTCGCAAGGTTTAGACCCTTCTGGAATCGTTGAAAACGGTGAACATCTGACATTGCATTATGATTCGATTTTCTCGTTGTTGATGGCAAAGGTAAAGAAACAGCAGAAGAAAATCGAAGAATTGGAAAAACGGCTAGAGAGGTTGGAAAAGATTATATGCGAATAGCAGACATACCTGAATCAACCACATATGACGAATCCTGTTATATGCCGTTAGATATCGCCGGTGCGACCTATAAAACGAAAGTGGACAATGTCACACCGAATATTGCGAACAACGTACAGACTACCGCAGAGGGTTTTGTATGGGCGGCACGGCAGGGAAAACTGCTTAAAGATAGGATTGATGCAAACACACAAGGCATTGCTGATTCAAACGGTGTTGTAACTTCTGGAATCGTTATTGATAGCGACCCGTGGACGCTGTATCAATCAAGAGATAATAACACCGATACACTTTATTATCCAAGAACCGCAAAAGAGATTTTAATTACCGTCTCAGAAACATACTATGATTATATTCATAGCGGCACATTTGAATACATTTTTAATGCGGTGTATATACCCGGTGCGTTTACGCTGAATGTGCATCTACAGGTTGCCGGGTGGTATTCAGGGTCATACGGACGGAGAACAATTGAAGTCCCTATAAGTTCTGTAACCCGTGCGATCGGAAGTGTTCGAGGCGACGGCGTAGATAATAACACGAAAACAAAGGTGTATTACAGATGATAATTTCAGATTTACCAGATAAAACAAGCCTTGATAATACCTATTATCTGCCGTTGGACATCAGCGGGGACGCTAAGAAGATAAGTGCGGAAAAGGTGCTGCCTCACATCGCAAACAATCTAACAACGACCGATATTCAGTATTCATTGGATGCGTCACAGGGCAAGGTTTTAAACGACCTCATTCTTGCAAATGCCGCTACACTAGAAACGATGCAAGCGGCTATTGATGCGGGAATTATCTACCGGGCGAATCCGTGGAAATTATACCGCACACGGTCGGGGAATAATGTCTATATCGAATATCCTTCAGACGCTGATGAGGTCATGATATGTGCATGGGACAACACAGATCAAACAGTTTTCACATCACTGTTCATTCCGGGTGAACAGACGGGGACATTTAACCTGATATTAGGCGGGTATTGTCAACAGAACGGTTCAAACTATTATTCGGCATATATTTACATACCTGTAGACACGACCAACCACAAAGTTTCAAATATCTGTGGTTCGGTGGCATATAACCAAGCAACAGAAACGCATTTAAGTACAAGTAGCGATTGGACAACACAAGTTTGGTATAGATAAATGGAAATAAATGCATTACCAGAAATCACAACAGAAACGACAGGGTACGTGATAGCAGACAACGGCACGACATACAAGGTCAGCACAGATGTCATTAAGGGAAACGTGATAAACGACCTTGCCACAACAACACCGGGGTCACAGCTTGACGCAAGACAGGGCAGACTTCTCAATATGTCCGAGACGGAGAACGAATCGAAACTGATAGCAATCAACACTGTTGTAGATTCGGAACTTGCGAAAATCAGATCTATGCAACGTATGAGGTTACCGGGAGAAGATACCGAAAACGTAATACCGGCAATTGCATCAGATATGTTGATCATGGTCGGGTATGAGTCTTCGAACGCCTTGGATGGTGACTACGTTATCGTATATCCACGATTGTACAATCCGCAACTAGGACAGCGTGCTGTATGCGTTGGCGGCAATTTTGACGGGATGTACGGTGTTAGGCTTATCGTGAACGCTAACCCAGGAGGACTTAACAGTTTCAAAGTTGCCTACAACGGTCATACAGCTGAGACAATAAACACAACAGCACTCAATTATTTCAGGATATACAAAGAGGAATAATAATGTTTTTATCGGGACACTGTTACGGTGTCCTGTTTTTTATAATGATACTGTTAACTTGTTTATGAGGAAAAAAACATGGACACAATCGTAACACCCGTCACTGTCATCACGTTAGACAGTACAAGAATTGTACACAGCATAAAAGCGGATCTTGTCGCAAGGTATTTCCCGCCTGTTGTGCGTCTGGTGCAGTATGATCAGAGTTTGCCTGTGATTGCTGTTTCGTTAATGCAGAACGGTCAGGCGTATACCTTGCCGAACGGAGCGGCGGCAAACATCAGGGTGCATAAACCCGATGCGACATATGTTTATAATCCCGCTCTTGGTTGCGACTCTACCCGCAACATAGTTTATTTCGAGGTCACTCAGGCAATGGCGGCGGCGAACGGTGACGGACTTGCAATCGTTGAAATCGTTGTTGATGGTGACATTGCCGGGACATCCCTGATCACACTGCATTTCGAAGAAAACCCCGTGCCTGAAGATGCAATTGAATCATCTGATGAATGGGAAACTATTTACGAACTTGGCGAACGTATCATTGCATCCACAGTAACCCCCGTATCAACAGCGGCGGGCATGACCGACCATAATGTTGTTTATCTGTACACTGGCACTGAATCTGGATGGAATCAGGGACATATGTACTACTACAACGGTACTACATGGGTTGATGCCGGTATCGCCGTTACGGACAAGACCCTAACCGTTGAGGGACTTGCGGCAGACGCTAAAACGGTGGGGGACAGGCTCACAACTCTTGACAGCGATGTCGCAAATCTGAAGGAATCTGACACCACGCAGAACGCTGAAATTTCTTCGTTAAAGGAAGACATAAAAGAATCAGTGGATGCAGTTGCTAAACTTGAAACTGAGGACATACCGCTCAGATGGACACAAGGCACAATCAATTCCAATAATGGTGCGGAATCCTCGTCGGCAACAAGAATACGCACACAAATTATTGATATCTCAAAATATACCAGTGTTACTTTCAACAACACAAGTAATTACAAATTCCGCACAGTGTGGCTTGACTCAAATGGCGCAGTTGTAAAAGAAGCGGCATATGTGGCAGAAAGAAATGTGACATCTGTAAGTTATGGATTCATGTCACGTTACAATATTACTGCAGTGCGTGTTGTACTTGGAAAAACCAGTGATGCGGATATAGCCCCGTCTGAGGGCAGTGCTTTAACTATTACTGGTGTTATGGAGATTGAAACGAAAGTAAATAAGATCAACACAACACTATCAAACGATTACAAATATGCCGACACTGATTACAAGCAAGTACCGCTGACTAGTGTAGATTTTTCGATAGGGCATATAAATGATTCTGGTGTTCCTGGAGCAGGATATCGCCCACGTACAGGTTTTATCACTCTGGATAATGATATAATTATTAATAGTGAGACATATCTTGCCAGAGCGTTTATTTATGACGATAATGGTATTTTCGTTAGCGGCACAGCGTGGTTAAATCAAATTTATATCCCTTATGTTGCAGGCAGAAAAATCCGCATTCTGTTTGATAAGGCAGGACTTCCGAACAATTCAACATCACCACAGATTGTCCAGATAATCAATTCAGAAATTTATATTGGAGTAAAGCGCAAAAAGGAATATATTGAAGAATCTGTCACAAATGTATTAACCAA